GCCATATTGGTATTTATATGAATTAGAATCTGATAATAAAAAATTTACGTATAATAAAAAAAAATTGAATCATGTTGTTAAATATAGTAATGTTATTGATGTAAATTTATTATATTATATGGAAAGCAATGAATCACTTAATATAGATGACTTAAAAACTCCGGTTCATGTATTTTATCAATCTCGTTTTTATAATTATAAAAATATAAATACAATAATTCCAATATTTAAACATTATGAATATTGCAAAAAATTAGCAAAAATATTAATAGAATTTAAAAATATAAGCCCGTTTAAAATATATAATGATGACGTTATTAACAATTTAACATATATAGAAAGTAGTGGGTTACGGCATGCCAAATTGGGGGTGGTATATACTGAATATAATATATTTACATCTACAGGTCGGCCATCTAATCGATTTGGGGGTATAAATTTTGCAGCATTAAATAAAAATGATGGTTCCAGAAAATCTTTTATTAGCAGATTTAATGGTGGAAAACTAGTTGAGTTTGATTATGATGCTTATCATATTCGATTGTTGGCAAATATTGTCAATTATAATTTTCCAAGTGGGTCAGCTCATAAATATTTAATGAATCAATACGGCCTTACTGATTATATTGAAGCGAAGGGATTAACATTTAAATATTTATATGGTGGGATTCCAGATAAAATTATCAAAGAAATCCCATTTTTCGCAAAAGTTCAATTATATATCGATAAAATATGGGAGTTATATAAAAACAATAATTTTATAGAAAGTGATATTTATAAAAAACGGATATATAGAAATAATTTGTATAGAATGAATAAAAATAAATTATTTAATTATCTTATTCAATTAATGGAAACTGAAAATAATATGAAAATATTATTAAGTTTGATTCCTGTAATAGAAGACTATAAAAGCAAATTGATATTATATGGATATGATTCATTTTTATTTGATGTTAATAATAAAGACGGGTATTCGTTTTTAATGAAAGTAAAAGAAATATTAGAGTGTGGTGGTAAATATCCAGTCAAAATGACAATTGGAGATAACTATCACGAAATGAGGAATTATTTATGGAAGTAGACTGGGATAAAATATTAAAAGAAGTGGTATATAAAGCCAATACAGCAAATTTAAATTTTAAAAACCCAATACATTTAGAGGCACTGCAAGAAACATTATTTGAATTCGATTGAAATTCTGGTGCTATAATAGAATTTATTAGTAATTTAAAAATGAATGAAAATGATATTGTTAAAAATAAAAAAAGCGGAAACGAATATGTAGTTAAACAACATAATCCTGAAACTCAGGATTTAATAACTAAAGATGCTTCAGAAGAAGATATTGCTAACATTAAATCTAAAGATAATGATTTGGTAAAAATATCAGAATTGGGTGGGGATTCTAAATCAAGGCTTGAACATATAAAAAATGGGTTTGTAAGGGGGGCTGCACCTGGAAATCCAGGTTCTATGTATAATGAAATTATGAGTGGGGAGGTAGCCAATTTTATTCGTTCAAGCCACAATAAATCTGAGCAAGATTTGGTTAGAAAACTTATTACAACATATGGAAATAGTAATCTTGCAAAACAAAATTTAAGCAATAAAACTGCCGGGGGATTAAAAGCAGCAGATTTTGCTGAATATAAAGATTTATTGGGAGATAAAAATTCTAATCGTGAATTAGTGTCAAAATCAATATTAGCAGTTAGAAGTGGAATGCGAAAATATAACCGGGCTGTATTAGCCACTAATAATTTAGGTTGAAAACACACAATTATATCAGAATATTTTGGGGATAAGCACGGATTGAAAAATCAAGAAAATGATATAAAGTCGGCTTCAAAAATAGTTGATTTAGATGGAAATGAAATTCCGAAAGATGAAATAATTAAATTAATTCGAAATAGTGGTGGAGGAGAAAATCCATCTGATACATCAACAATTATAAAAAATAAAGATACCGGAGAAGCTACAATATTATTTACATCAGATAAAGATTCGGTTGGAGCTATTATATCGCAATCTACACCATCGGCAGAATTAATTCAAAGTGATGATGTTATTTTTAAATTAAGTGATACAGGAAAATTATCTCAAACAAAATCTGAAGCTATAGCCGGAGAACGGAGAAATTATGCTGAAAAATTACACACCATTGAAAATAAATTAAAATCTGTTACTAAATCTCCGGTTAAATTTTTAAATGATAATTTTGATAATAAAATTGCAAATAATATAATTAATTCATCGGCTGGAGCTAATTCGAGGAAATATTTTGAACCAATTCGACGAAAATTTGTTTTGGGAGAGAAAATACCTAATATAGATAAAAAATACTCTGATTTTTTACCTAAACATTCAGAGTCGCCTCCTACAGATGAACAAGTTTCAAAAGCATTTTTAAATTATGCTTTATCTGGAATTAAAGAATTAACTATGAATGAGCAAAAAATAATTAATAGAACAAATCTTAAAGCCAAAGGCCCAGATGTTTATAACTCAGTAGAACAAATACGTAAAGATTCAATTAATTTACTTGACAAACAAATAAAAGAGTTAGATCAAATTGATATTGGGGGAATTGGAGTAGGAACATATATTGAAGGAAATAATGTTTGAGACCAAGGGCATTTGGGAGCAATATCAGCAAAAAATGGTGTTCATAAATATAAAGGAATGTTTGAAACAAATCATGCTGGGGTCGTACTGAATGGGAATATATTAAAGCATGCATTGGGAGTTAATTCTAAAGATGAATTTTTAAAAAAATTAAAAATTGGTAAAACGAAATTTCAAATATCTAAAGATAATAGAATTACGGGTTCTACGGGGTTAGTTTATATGGTAGTTGGAGAAAAAAAAGTTCCAATAATGGAAAAACGAGAACGAACAAAAAATGGCCCGCTTGGTAAATTACAATCAGTCTATAAATGAACTCCAGAATTTCAGGATTTAATTAAGGAAAATCAATAATGAGAACACAATTGCTGTGCACATTTACACACAGGGATGTGTTATATAATACTGTAAATTTTATAATTGAAAATTATAAAGTTTTATTTCAAAAGATATATATATTACAAAATGAAATAGATTATAGTCAATTACTTTGTACATATAATATTGAAGAAAATAGAGAAAATTTTATTTCTGATATAGATACCATTTCGTTGCATCGTAAAAAACAAACTAATACGTTATATACAATTAATAGTCTTAATGAAATAATTAGATTAGAAAACGGTGGTAAGTTAGATAAATCATTTCCAATTAATTGAGAAAATTATAGAAATTGTTTATTATTGACAAATAATTCTGGGTTCACAAAAATGCCAACTCGCATTTATATGATTATAGACATTAATTCGTGGGGAACTCAGGCGCCAATAGATTAATTAATCATGATTTCTGGTAATTCACTAAAAATAATTTTTATTTCTCATAAAAAATTAATCTTTTTGTAAAAGTATTTGATATATATACTTGAAGTTAAAAATTTTAAATTTAAAAAATTTAAAATGATAAATGAATAATGAATAGTTAAAAAGGAGAATAACAATGGATATAGAAGCTGTAAAAAAGCGATTAGAACAGTTACAATCATCAAATAAACGCACAACCAATTTATGGAAACCCCCGGCAGGAGACTCACAAATTCGCATTTTGCCAAATAAATTAAACTCAAAATTACCATTTATTGAGTTATATTTCCATTATGATCTTGGGAGAAAAAATTATTTATCTCCAATTTCATTTAAACGTCCAGATCCAATTGAGGAATTTGCCAGTAAACTTAAATCAACGGGCAGTCGAGATGATTGGCAATTAGGTCGTAAATTGGAAGCTAAAATGCGTACTTTTGCTCCAGTTATAGTTCGAGGAGAAGAACAAGATGGTGTTAAATTCTGGGGATTTGGTAAAACTGTATATCAAGCCTTATTAGGATTTATGGCAGATGCTTCATACGGAGATATTTCTGATCCAGTTAGTGGTCGTGATATTACCGTTACATTCCATACAGCAAAGGAATTAAAAGCCACTTATCCACAAACAACAATCCGCCCTGCTGGAGTTCCATCGGTATTAAGTGATAATCCAGATATTGTTAAAAAACTAATTGAATCTCAAAAAGATATTAGTGAATTATATCAAGAATTATCATACGACGATTTGGCAGATGCGCTAGAAGAATATTTAAACCCAACTGAAACTTCTGATGATGAAGAAAGTGTAGATAGTAATGCTTCTACTACAATGAATTCTGAAATTGAATCAGCTGGTGATGCTTCTGATGCATTTGAAAAATTGTTTGAAGAAGATAATTAATCCACACAATAAATAGCGGGGGGAATATTTCCCCCCGTTTATAATTAGTTAGGAAATTTTATGGCAACAGTACATGATGAATTGGCAGATGTTATTGCCACNCAAATAAATAAACAATTTAAAGATATAAAAGCCGTTCATTTTTTAGATGGTTCTAATATTGCTCCAACAGACGTAACGGAATGGGTATCCACCGGTTCAACTTTATTAGATTTGGCAATTTCAAATCGAAAAAACGGTGGTGTTCCGGTAGGTAGAATTGTTGAATTAACAGGATTAGAAGCTAGTGGTAAATCTCTTATTGGAGCTCATATTTTAGCCGAAACTCAACGTAAGGGCGGGATTGCTGTGTATATTGATACTGAAAATGCAGTTGCCCGTGAGTTTATGGAAGCAGTTGGTGTTAATTTATCAAAAATGTTATATATTGAGCTTGAGGCGGCTGAAGATATTTTTGCAACAATTGAAGAAATTGTCACAAAAGTTCGAGAGTCTGATAAAGATAGATTAGTTACTATATTAGTAGATAGTATGGCTGGGGCTTCAACTAAATCAGAAATAGCTGGAGATTTTGATAAAGAAGGCTGGGCAACTGATAAAGCTATTATTATTTCAAGGGCGTTACGAAAAATTACACAAATGATTGGAAAACAACGAATTTTATTAATTTTTACCAATCAATTAAG